TAGTTGATGTTGACCCGCCTCACGGACCTTCGCGCAAATTGTAGCACGTTCTTCCCTTCTAGCCAACTCTACATAATATTGCACTAAATTTCTTACTTTATCTTTAAAAGCTTCTGCCTGTAGTCGAATAGGCTCTGGAGCTTCATCAGATATGTACATTATTTTATTTGCCGCCATGTCTGCAATCTGATCATTAGATAAACCACCGTTGTCAGATGAAACAACATTAACGGACCCTACTGATCCAACATTAACTTTAAACATTATCATGTCTCCCAAAAATAATAGGGTCCGACTCCACCGGTTCTGGTGGTTTTATTTCAGACTGTCTTGTTATCAAAATATTACCGTCTTGAACTGTTTGCACCAAGGGATCATTTAATCTATGGTAACCATAGAGTTTTTCGTTTTCTGGAACATTTGTGTCTAGCAGGCCAGAACGGTGTGCAATCTCTAATTTAATTCCCTTAGACACAGCTATCGCGCACCAAAACTCTACACAAGCTCTTCCGGATTCGGCCATGTTTACATTTTTGTAAGTAAAATCAATACCATACAGGCATATCTTTTTTGCTTTTTTCCATACAGCATATGCGACAGCATACGCTACCGTGTTGTTAAAATAACAATAACCTGTTGATTTAACTACCTTTTCTAAAGGGTACAACTCAATAGTTGGAAAATTCGCATGTTGCATACAAGAATATATTGGTTTTGTGTTTTTAGCTAAAAATTCTCTGGCTATACCCGTTTGTGACCCCGCGTTTTCGGTATCTATAAAACGAGTAACCGGGTCCATCATAAACGTCCTATCAACGTGTATGATACCGCCGATACAATTTATACCCCAGATTTCATCAAATTCGTGAGAAGCCACTCGTGCAGCTATGTAATCTGCGTAGCTGCCGCCTAAACCAACAATAGCAATTATCATGTACGGGGCCTTCTTGGTAGCCCCTGTCTGTTAGCGTCATCGTTCTCTCTGGACTCACCTAAATCTTTCAGGCGAACCAAAGACTCTACAAATCTTTCGCTGTACATTTTAAGAACGTCGGCCTCACCTTTCATGTAGGTGTAAGCTTCAACTAAACTTCCATACAGCATTGCGTTAGGGGCATTAACACTTAGATATGTCGTAGTAGAATCTGACGAAGTAGAAACCACCGTTCCCGTAGCCCCACTGGTTGCTCCAGTGACCGTTTCACCAACTGTAAAATCCGTGCTTGGGAGCACAATATTAAAAGTCGTGCTACTAACAACAGAAGAAATTGTGGTGTTGGCCCCACTAGTTCCTCCCGTAATTGTTTCATTAGCCACAAAAGTTCCGCTGACACTACTCAATGTCAGTACAACCTGACTTTGTGTCAAACTTGTCGGCCTATAGTAATAATGTAATTCAGCAGAATATGCTGCATCAGGTGTCGGTGACAGCAAAAAGTTCTGAAAATCATAAATGCCATAGTATCTAGGCGTTCCTGTTGTTGCAGAGTTTGGGTTGTATTCTTGCAAAAAGTTTACATCCTTAAATAACAAGAATTGTTTTGAGCTAGAGTTTTCAATAGATAAACTAAAAGAAGCCAGATAATCATCAGGTACAGCTAAAAACTGATTACCTGACGTAGTTGTTCCAGTCACATTTTTACGAAAAAATTCTAGATCTACACTTTTAAAAATACGTTCCTCCGCGGACTTAATAAAGTCCACAAGATGAGCCACAAAAGTAGTTTCTTGATTCTCTGTATAGTCTTTTATAGCAGACTTTAATGTAGTGTATGTAAAGCTCATGGTGTGTTCGCCTGTCCACCCATACCACTATGGTTCGTGCAATAGTAATACAGTGTTGGAGCCCCTACGGCAACTGTGATTTGTGTATACGCCCCAGATGACCCCGCGGTGCCATTCGTTGTTACACCAGTTGTGTACTGAGACCCGCCACCATGTGTTCCACCAGACGTTGTTGAAAATCTAAGGGGGTGTCCTGAATTACTACTATCTGATTGGTCAAAACGATACGTGCTTCCCTCTGATAAATTAACTGTATCCTGTCTAACACCATCAATATAGTACTTATTAGCACCTAAATAAGATTGGACTGTAACAGTAAAGGTTGCGTTTACACCTGTACCTGTGCCAGTAGCCGTTACCGTGCCAACAGAACCTGTTCCAGAAACACCTGTAATCGTCGCACTGGTTGGTGTGACAACATCTCCACCAAGAGTTACTGTTCCTACAAGTCCCTCCGCTTGTGGAACTCTTTGATACTGCAAAGTTACTGTGCTAAAAATGGGAAATTTTACCGTGACAGGTATGCTATTATTATTAGGTCTAGGCTCTTTTAAAGTCTGTGGATCGTGTATTTTACGAAAAGGACCTAATTGAGGATGTTTTCTTTCAAATTCATCCTTACCAACAAGCAAACCATTCCACTCTTTCCGCATATCTTTATAGCGATATTCTAAACCGGAACGGTCTGATATGGCTTTTGCGTACTTTCCTGTGGCATATCTAGCCATTAATTTGTCCTGAAATAAGCGTACTCTGGTGTAACAGTAAAGCTGGACCGGTCACGATCCTCTCCCATAGCTCGTTCAAACTCTTCTTCATAAATAGCTTTTAACATTTGAGTGCGGTTAGGCGCTCTTTTTAAAGATATATAGTAAGCCAGCCCCGCTGCTAGACAGGGATAAAACCGAAAAGGCATGTCTAAAGTGTTTATTGCAGTATCCGCGTCATCCATACGTGTAAGAGCGTTATATACAATTACATCTGTGCTGTTTTCCGGAGTGGGCCAAATACGTAGACTAGGCGTTACTTGCCTGTCTAGAAAGAACTGTGTGGGACGACCCTCCGTAGATTTTTTTGGAATATTTAAGTCATCGTCCCGGCTAACACGAGTCAAAGCAAAGTCTGTACCGCTTCTTGTTACCACAGCGCTTAATATGTCAATCACATCTGCGGATAAAGCATATGTTCTAGTGCCAGAGGTAAGAGCTTGTGTTCTTTGTGCAATAGTCCATTGGTTCAGACCTCGGTTAGCCCACTCTGCCAACATAAGATTTAATGAACGCCTCGCCGTAACTAAATCATATCCGGTTTTTACCTCTAAACCGCAACGCTCAAACGCTTCTTCAACATACTCAGCTACGTCTAGTTCAAAGTTTACGCTTCCTGATACCGCCATTATTTATCCTTCGCATATAAATTGTCGAAGATCTGATTTACATCCATTGTATAGTCTAAATCAGATTTTGAATAGTGTATATGCTGTGAGGGTAGAAAATCGGGTGCCCCTTGCCCTGTTTCAAACCATGCTGGGTGTGTAACACGAACACGATTATTAGGCAACGCAACGATATTTCCCGTGTACGGACCAGCATCTAAAAGCTCTAAAACGTGACTCTGTTTATGCTGCGCCGGATCGTCCGCTATCTCGCTTTCCGTGTAATCTACTGTAAAATAGTATTTAGCCGGAAAAAACTCAGGTCCTATTTTAGCGATCCAAGGGCACGGGTGAGCGCGATCTAAACGATAAACTGCGTGTGTATGGGACATACAGTCCCAAGGTTGCGCTAAATGGACAGGCATAGGTTCTGGCCATTCTTCATAGGGCGTGTCACCCGCAAGAGCCGTTATGGGCATACGAGCCCACATGGCTCCCCCGTGTACGTTGGGATCATCCGTACCGTCAGACTCACAGCCGGTGAATATCATCTGAAAACTTAAACACCGGCTAGGCATCGTAGTGACCGCAATTGCCATAGCGTGAAGAAACTCGCCATGATAATTAGAGTGATTACACGTATATTCTCTCCGCACCCAACACTTGAAGTGCGGAATATTACTTTGAAGGTAGGGCAAGGTCTTATACCTTGCCGCCCTTTGCCATGCCCTTCTTCTTCATCATACCGCCACCGGCCATCTTTTGGACCTTGCCACCTTTAGCCATGCCCTTCTTCTTCATCATACCGCCAGCCATCATTTTTTGGACTTTACCGCCTTTGGCATAACCTTTTTTCTTCATCATGCCGCCACCGGCCATCTTTTGGACCTTGCCACCTTTAGCCATGCCCTTCTTCTTCATGGTAGGGGCTACGTTACCAACGAGTCCAGACGCATATTCATCCATTGTCATAAATTCTTTTGCCATTTTAAGCTCCTATGCTTGACTTACAGAACCTTGGGTTCTCTTTCTACGGTTAGCCATAACAACACCACAACCTCGTGATACTGCGGTCCCCGCAACTCTCTTACCCGTAAAGGGCCTTTTGGGCTTAGTTACCGCCCCACCGTTTTTTAAATTTGTTACCTTCGCAGCTTTTGTATTAGCGACCGTAGTTTTTCCCTTAGATCCTGCTTTTTTCTTCTTACGCGCTGTCGTAGCGCGTTCACTTTTGGATAAACTATTAGCTTTAGATCTAGGCAAGCAACGATCAGGGTTTTTCTTATCTTTTGAAGTACCACATGGGCCTTTGATAGAGCCATCAGTTCCAATCCTTACCCAGTCTTGTTTCAACCAATTTTTAAGTTGACCCATTACGTTTTCCGTTTCCGCGTCTTTACCAATTTAGACAGGGTTTTTGCCTGTCCTGCATGTGCTTTGGAAGCCTTTCTTAATTTCTTGGCAACTTTTTTGACCTGCGTTTTAGCTCTCCCTGTCAACATTTATCGTCCTTTTCTTTTTCCGCCTTTTGATTTTTTGGCGTAATTAGGATCTTTACAGTACTTTGATGCAGCCAAGTTTGCATACGCTGACGGGTATGTGTCAAATGTGCGTTTAGCCCACGCCTTGCCTTCGGGACAGATCTTACCACCACTTTTCACCTTCCCTCCTTTTTTCATACGGACAACACCTTTTGAAACGCGTTTGGGTATAGGACAGGCCGCTGCCCCTATTCTCACTGCACTGGTCATTTAAAACACCTTCTGCACAACGGCGGCTGCAACTATTAAACCAGCTATGCCCCATAAACGCATATCCAGTTTATCTAGCTGTTTCTGTATTTCAGCATAGCGACGATTACACTCTTCCTCGTGCTTTTCTAAAAGTTTTAAAACATCGTCTGCTTTCATTAACACTTCCATCTTCTACGAGCTTGTCTAAGCCTACTATTTGGATTTTTAGCGGCTTTTGGAAACTTCTTCATCTGTCCAGCAGATCTAGCACAAAATGATTTACGACGCTTTGCATCCTTACTGCCCGGTTTAACTTTTCCTGTAACGGCAGTTTTTAGTTTTGATCCGGGATTGGCTTTTCTATATGCCGCAACTCCAGCTTTTGTCATTCCCGCCCCAGCTTTGGTGGGACGGAAATTTTTCTTGTTGCGCGGCGGCATTTTTGCTTTACGCCGTGCCATTTTTACCTCTTACGCATATTTCTTACGCATATACAGCATAATTGTATACGTGTCCGCAGAGGAATGACCAACCGTTGTAAACAAAACGTCCCCGGTTTTACCACTTCCTGCATTGTTTGTTAGACCGCCAAAAGAGTTATAATCGTGATGACCGCTTTGGTTTTCACCCAACTCTATACAAAAAGCATTAGAAGTAGCGTCGAACAGGATCTGTACCTTCATCCCGTTACACTGCCACCATATACGCTCTATGACGACCTCACTACACGCAACACCATCTAAGCTGCTAGCAAGAGCAGAGACATCTACCTTTTTTACGGCAGACTCTCCACTCCCGTCAGAGACATTAGTAAACTTCATAACGGCATGTTTAGGGCCATCAATCAGAGTTTGTGAGGTTACTGCATCTGCCATGTAAATCTCCTTTTATGAACTTACTAGGCCACCTGAACGTATTCAATGATGAACGTAAAAGATC